CGAGCCAATATTTACTAGTGAAAGATATTATGGAGAAGATGTAGAAGGTTATGAGTTTTATGGACAGGAGATATTTGTCAAAGAGATCCTGTCAGCCCCACCAATGGCAAAACTTGAGCAGACGTACAAAGATCTATGTGATAGGGTAGACGAGCGTCAGAGGGCTGTAAACGACCTTCAGGAGACAAAGAGGGTTCTTGGGCAGGAAGTCAGAAAGCTTGTCCAGCAACAGACTGATCTCAATAGATGCATTATAAATCGTTCTGAATTTAAGGCAGCGAGCACTATAGCTTTATTTGAGAAAGGTGAGATAGCTCCTACAATTCTAGGTGCAGGAAAAATGCATAGCTATAAAATATCTACTGAATTGAGTGTTATAACTGGGCAGGAAAAATCTTGGGTGTATAAATGGTATGGGGATCAATGGTCTTGTGCAAGTTGTATCGACCCTGACTATGGTTTCTTGTTTGATGCAACCGAGGACGTGTTAATGGGAATAGCTCTTGAGCGTCAAAAAAGCAGTATGCTAATTAAAAACTATGTTCTTAACAAGACACCTGATGAATGGTTGTGCGATTCATTATTGGCTAGGAAGAGAAAAAATCTACAAGGTCAGCGTTTAATGGAAAAAGGTAAGATTGAAAAAAAGATTGTTGAGCTTCAAGAACAGATTAAGGTTTTGGATGCATTGGAAGATGGAGACTGTGACAATGATTAAAGATATAATGATTTTTGATTTAGATGGAACTCTCAGTTTGGCAGGGGATAGGTTAAAGTACCTTCAACGTAAACCGAAGGATTGGGATAAATTTTATGAGCGTTGTGGCGAAGATCTTCCTAACGAGAGTATTGTTAAAATATGTCAGGTTCTTTATTATTCATATAAAGTCATGATATTGACAGGGCGTAAAGAATCAGTTAGATCCATAACTGAAAAATGGTTAGATGATAATGAGATTCCTTACTGTGAGTTACTGATGCGTCCTGATTATGACTATAGAGAAGACTCAATAGTTAAACCAGAACTTCTTGGGCATTTTGGTGAAAGAGTTATTGCCATTTTTGAAGATAGAGATAGAATGGTAACTAGGTGGCGTGAGTTAGGGTATACATGTTTGCAGGTACAAAAGGGTGACTACTAGATGAAATCAGCCAGTAATTTTTGTAGAGATGCCTGGAGAGAATCAGTTGGCTTGGAACCTTTGTCCGGTCCAGATGATGATGTAGTAAGTGCTTGTAAAGGTAAGTATATCAGCTATGAGGCACTTAGAGAGTCTGAGCGTGTTTCAGATTTGTTTCTACATTTAATGAACTGTAATCTTCAGATGGGATTTTTTGCTTACCAGCCTATGGCAGACAAGTACAAAGATGAACATCAATATGATTATGTTAAGTTTATACAGGATAGGTTGGATGCTTACAAGGAAACCCATAACACAGAATTTCTTGTGGATGTTAGTAATGGTGGTTTTCTGGAGTTTCAATTCGGCAGGCATCCTGACAAGCACTATAAAGCTGGAGATGCCAATATTGAACGTGCTACAAAAATAAAGGTGAAATAGTTGGATTGTTGATTGACAAGTTGCGAATATTTGTGTAGTTTCAAAGTATCCTATAAACTTTAGTTGGAGTAACACTTCAGTATGATCTCTAGCGGAACTTTATCACTACCCTTTATATTTCATAATTGTGTAGAGCCTCTATGTTTAGGCCATAAAGTTCAAATAATAGTTAGAAAACCTAGCTATTTTGTAGTTGATCATATTAGATGTTCCTGTTGTAACTCTTATCTTGATGACTATGATGCCACGTACTTTTCGGGGTTTGTGTAGTGGTAACTTAACTTAGATAAGAATGAAATAGAGTATATAAAATCGGAATATAAGAGTGAACTCGCTGGGTCGTTTTGTCTTTCTACCAGACTAAGCGACCCAGTTTTTATTGACTTGCGGGAGTGTTCATGAATTACAAGCAGAGTGCATTGATCAAACTACTATTAACTGATACTAGTTTTTTGGGGGAAATGCGAGGTTATCTGGAACCAAGGTTTTTCGAGTCTGAGATGCTCGAATCTATCGTCAATTTTACTTATTCTTATTTTGATCAGTATGCTCAGGCTCCTGGGACTGACATAATGCTTTTGATGGAGAAACATCTAGCCAAAATGGACGTGGACATTATGGCCGACTATGAGGATTATTTGGCTAAGGTGATGGCTGTGGAGGTTCAGTCTAATGGCTATATTCGTGACTACGTTGCAGGCTTTGCACGAAGTGCCCGAGTTAAGGCCTTAATAGTTGACTGCTATGAGTTGGTAGACCGCCAGAAACTGGATGAAGCTGAGACTCTGATTAATGAGTTTTTCCGTAACATGCCTGGACTCGACATTGGTGATTATGCATATCTGGAGTCCGATGAGTGTCGTTTTGCGAATCTTGCAGATGATAGTGAAGATATACTATTCAAGTTTGGTATTAATGCACTTGATATGATTATCAAACCATTACGAAGGCGTCAGTTGCTTTGCATTCTTGGCCCAACTAAATCCAGTAAATCCTGGGGCATGCAGTATCTTGGTTTGCGTGGATTGACACGGGGGTTGAAAGTTCTGCACATCTCACATGAGAATGATGTTTACGAGATAGAGCGTAGGTACGATCAGATGCTTACTAAATGTCTTGATCATCGTGAGGCTGCAGATGTGAATTACATATTACGAAATAATGTAGGGGATGCTGTGGGCATCCATAAGGTATTTACTGAGTCTGTGTATAATTCAGAGGTCTGCTTAAAAGCCCGAAGTGTGATACGTAAGTTGGGGGGTCAACTGAGAATCAAGAAGTATCCGATGGGGAGTGCATCTATGCAGGATGTACTGCGATTGTTAGATAGTCTGGAGAATAAGGATGGCTTCGTACCGGATGTTCTGATTGAGGATTATCCAGACATTATGCACAAACCAGGAAAAGATGATGAACGCAACAAGATGAACAAACTGTATATTGAGCATAAACAATTGGCAGACGAGCGTAATATGCTGGTTATAGTAGGATCTCAGACAAATAGATCTGGCTTTGAGAAGAAGTACTTGGAGAAGTCTGATGTTGCTGAGGATTACAGGAAACTTGCTAATTGTGATTTAGCTATAGGATTTGGTAGGGATGCTGAGGATGCTAAATTTGGTGTATTAAATATGACAGTAATAGCAAATAGATCCGGTCGTGATAGTATGAGTTGCTCAGTGCAGCAAAATCTGGCAACTGGATATTTTTCGACAGCTTCATGGTTGGAACCCTCAACGGCTTCTGTTTGTTACGGGGATATCTCTGATTATGTTTGATTTCAAATTTAAAGATTCCTCAGATGCAGATGTAGCGAAAGCTTTTAGAAATATTGATTTTAAAACCCAACCTACAAAGCATCAATTGGTATCAATTTTATTTGCAATCAAAGTGGCTAAAGGTCGTGTCATGCTGGCTCATGGTGTTGGTACTGGGAAGTCTCTGGTGGCAATTTATGTAGCCCGTTTGTTGCAGGCTAAGAAGATTTTGATAGTGTGTAAGTCAAGTGCAGTCAAAAAAGTTTGGCTCCCCGAAATGCGAAAGCACATGGATTTTGATTTACCTGCCTTGGTGGGATCTCGTGAAGAGCGTCTTGCCATGTTGGATAAGCCCTCCTGGGCATACGTGATTAACTACGAGGGGTTGCGAACTTTGTACTCAGTCAGTTATGGTGCTGGATGTACGTCTATTGAAGCTGACTTGTTTATTGATAATTTTGACTGTATTATTTTTGATGAGATCCATAAATTACGGACACCTACATCTATCATGACATCTATAGGAGCAGAGCTATCTAAGAGAGCCAAGTATGTTATTGGTTTGACAGGTACAATGATGAACATAGAGTACTACGATTTGTGGTCGCAATATTATGTTTTGGACCTGGGTAGATCTCTTGGAGATGATTATACGTATTTCATTGAGAAGTATTATGATACTGATGAATACATGAATTTCTCTTTGAAGTATGGTGCTGAGGAAGCTATTCTCAAGAAACTAGCTAGATCAACAATACGTTATAGCTCAGAGGAGTGTATTGACTTACCACCTAAGAAGAATGTTGACATGTGGTTTCGGCATACACCTGAGCAGCTACATCTAATACGCCTTGTAAGCCGTGGGGAAAGCTTTGAGTACCAGGGGGTAGTGTGCCCTAGGGTAGCTAGATTAAACATGCCCTCGAAGCTGCAGCAGATCTGTGCAGGGTTTCTGAATACTGGCAATGAGGAAACTCCGATTGTGTATGTTCCCAGCAGAAAATATCAAGGGCTGATAATGTTCTGCAAGAAGGTATCTGGTAAAATCATTATATTTCACACATTTATTGAAGAGGGGGTATTGATCTGCAAATACCTTAAACGGTATGGGATAACCTATGAGGTCATGCAGGCGGGTCGTGCAGGTGAAGCTTCCTACAGATCATTCATGTGTGACCCTTCTAGGCGTTGTTTTGTTGTAAGTGTGGCAATGGGGTGTGATAGCATTGATTTGACAGTATCCAACATAATTCTGGTGTTCTCTACTGATACTACAGCCATTACCAGAGAGCAGCTAGAGGGCAGGATCTGGCGAAACAAACAGACTAAACCTTGTATAATTGTGGATATGGTAACGGTTAATGGGGCAGATGATATAAGTAGAGCCAGAGGGCTAACACGTAAATCGAAAATGGACAAGTTCCAAAAATTGGTGAGCGACTATCATGCAGGATGACTATAGAGATTTTATTACAAATACATTGGATGAGCACGGTATTGATTACAGGGAATTTGGTAAGAACATTTCTCAAAAAGCCGTAGGTGTACCATGTATTGCTTGTGGGGATGAATCTTTCCACATGGGTGTTATGACCGATAAGCTAAATTGCACCTGCTGGAAGTGCAAAACTTCTATGTCTTTTGCTCAATATATGACAGAAGCTACAGGCCTTCCAATTAGTACATTTTTTCTGACCAAGCAGCAGGGTAAGGTACGGGATTATGAAAGTGTCATTAAAAAGTTAGAAGAGAGTCGAAAAAGAGCTTATATTAGAGAATGCACAGAAGGGTTTACCCCAGTGGAAGTCAGCCTACCTCCTGGATGTGAAAAGATTACTATGGATTTTCAGAGTGATCTGCTGGACTCTTGGTTGGAAAGACGTAGGGTTTTAAAATCCACAGTCGTTTCCAAATATTGTTATTACTGTGGGTTTGGTAAGTTTGCTCAAAGGATCTTAGTTCCAGTGTTATATGAGAGGGTAATGGTGGGTTATGTATGCTTGGATCTTACTGGAAAATCATCTTCAAAAGCTCTAAACAGCGGTAATACAGCATTAGGTAACTATTTATACGGTATAGATGATATCAGTTTTGGCGGTACGATTATCATCACTGAGGGCATTTTAGATTCATGGACAGTGTTTGGTGTAGCTTCATTGGGAACCAATTTGACAGACCGTCAGATGAAGTTGATTAAATCAAAACACCCTAATTTACTAGTAGTTTTATGGGATGGTGATGCATATTTAAAGAGCCGTGCGAGGTTAAAATTGGGTACTGTAGCTGATAGAGTAGTTTATGTGAGATTGCCCCTGAATGATGATCCTGACTCATTTGGAAGGGATAGATGTCTGCAGAGTATTAAGAAAAAAATTAGTGAAATTTATTGACAATTTATAAGGAAATTATTATATTCCTTTTTTGATAATCGTTTTATTTTACTTATTTTAAGGATAACATCATGTTAAGCAAGTCTATTGTAGCGAAACTTCAGATTCTTGATATCTTGTATGCGAGTACAACATTAGGAGAAGTCGTAACATTCAAACGTATTTCTGAGGAGGTGCTTTATGTCCCAGTGAGTACTTTGAGGACTTTAGTACGGGAATTGATTTCTGCAGGTATTGTTAAGGGTCGTGTAGGAAGGTATGGGGGATTTTGGTTTAATCGAGAGTACAATGTTCGAAATTTTAAGGACATTTCTGTGCAAGAGGTTGATGAGATTGACCATTTCATAAGCACAATGAAGGCTCCCAGCACTGCTTTAACTACACTGTTGGGTGCCATGGTTAGCAATACAACGCCTACCTGTGTTTGGGATGTTGGTGCGTTACCTGCACTAGAAGCTCACATTGATGCCCCTACGAGGAAACGTGTGTCAAAGAAAGTTAAGGGTGCCACAGCAAAAGAGTAACGCTGTAGAAGTAGACGTTACATCCACAAAATAGTATGACTTCATTGAGGATTTGGAATGGGTATCAACTATGATTCCATCATTAGAATTGTTTTATATGGTAGAAATAGTTCAGCAAACTTAAAAGTTATGATGGATTATTTTGAGAGGTTGGAGACATCGGCCATATATTATAACGGTGTACAGAAAGACACTTTTAATGGTATAGATGTATTTGAGAAAATTATAGTAGTAGAAGTTTATTCGATATACACTGGGTCTGTCACATCCATTAATAATGATATGTTTGTGACAGACCTTGTTGATTTCATGGAGGAATTTTCCATACCAGAAGTTGAGGCTTTAAGAAGTTCTGTCTACGAAGTTGAGTATATCGACAGTAGCTTGAGTAAAGTTAGAACTACTGAAGTTATGGCGATTCAATATTCTTGCGATTCACCTTTTCATACATTTTGGTTAGGTCTAAATAGTTTGCCTTTTGATTTTCAGGGTAAGGTCACAGTGTTTGACACTAGTAGTTGTATACGTTACTGTGATGGGTATTGTAGATTTAATTCAGCAACAATGATTTATGAGAACTTGACTGACAAACATTACCGTATGCTACGGGATTGGTGTCATAGGCAACCTTCAGAAGGTTTTATAACGGAGACTTATTACAAGGTTCCTGACGTAACCCTACGAGGTCTTCTGGATTTACCGTCTTTTATTCTGTTCGATCTGTCCTCGGCTTGTGATAAAGCATCATTGATTAATAATGGTAGTGATCATTATATCAATGGTTTTCATAGAAGTAGAGATATGGTTTATGAGAAGTTTATGTCACACAGTGAAGACATGCTACCCCGTTTTCCACAAATTCAAGGTATGAGTATGTGTGGGGTGAATATGTTTCAAAGGAACTTGCAGGTTGATGAAACTTGCAGGGGCACTCATAGTACTTCTCAAGCAGGATTTGGTATTATTTTAAGTCTCCCTACAATGTCTGCTGATGCATTAAAATTTGTAGGAAGAGTTTATAAAGAAGATAGCTCGAAATTATGTGATAGAGTTGAACTTATTGGATGTGAAGGAGCTTTGTATGGAGAAGAACGAATTGCATAGACTGAGTAAGATAGCTTACACGTACACATCAAGTAGTACGGATCAGTCAAGTTTGCTTTATGTTACACCAGGAAGTATTCGGGTACGGACGAATCAATGTTTTGTACATATTCCATTGGATATCGATCTAACTTTTAATGTGCGTGGTTCAGATTTGCTGAATGTTTTGAAAGTTTTTCCATCGGATCAGGTGTTTTTCCATATTAGCCCAAACCAGAAGAGTTTGGTGGTATCCAATGAGGATAAGAAAACAAAAGTAAAGGTGCCACTTATTGTAAGTGCTACACCGTACATGCCATCTATACCTACTGAGTGGATTCAATTGGGGGGTGGTTATTTTGTAGATAGATTGAAGGCTTTATCAAAATTTGCTAGACCATGGACTGAGAATGTGACTGCAGGGCAACGGCTATTGTGCTTTGTCTACATTGACGGGTATAAGGCCTACGCAACTGACTCTAAATCTGCAGCATATTGCACATTTACAGCGTCTTCTGAGATACCACCGGTCCTAATCAATCCTAAGTTATTTTCTACTCTCACAAGATCTCACAGTAGTTTGGTGGGCATATGTGTAACTGAGTCTCTGCTTTGGCTTAAGTTTTCTGATGGTATTATTATAGCTCACAGTATTTTCGAGGGTAACTTCCCTGATTTGGAGAAGTCTATTCCACAGAATTTCATTGGGATGCATCATATTGAGTTTGAATCTGGGTTTCTAGAGGCTGTAAAATTATGTATAGCTTCACAATCCAATTTACAAAAACAAGATAACTTTTTGGCTTTGGAAATTGAGGGTAATACTTGCATTATTGAGTCAAATGGTATATGGGAAACCAGACAAGAGCTATCTATACTAAATCCAGTAAGTGAGCCTTTATCCATAAAGATCTCTACTGAAAGAATTTTGAGTTTAGATTTGACTAAGTTTCATTACTCTTCCACAGGGCGTTACATTGCTTATGAAATCGATGATGGTATTGCTTTCACAATGGAGAGGAGATAACATTGGGCCTTTTGGATTTTCCAGATCTAGATGTAGTTGACGTTTCCAAGTTCAACGAAGCTATGGGTTTAGATAGCAAAGGCAAGAGGTTTAAACCCAAAAATAAAAAACCTAAGAAGGACATAACAGCCCATAGATACATTGAGTCTACTGTTTGTGATACCTGCCCAATCGGACCTTCATCTAAGGAAGTAATGGATATACATGGTTTGGGTGGGTTAGGTATAATGGTTGTTACAGCTAAGCCTTTTGCAGAGGAAGCTAGGACTGAGGAATTTGGGGTTGGCAGAGCATCTAAGTACTTGACGGAAATATTCAAAAACTCTGGTATAGATTTGTATAGGGATTGCTGGAGAGTGAATTTTGTGAGGTGCCACTGTACATCCGCAAAGTTTGATGAGGTTTACGATTTCTGTTCGTCTTTTATGTTGGATAAAATTGATCAGTACAAACCTAAGTTGATTATTTGCATGGATGGAAAGGCTGCTCAATACATACTGTACACAAAGTATTTATCAAAGATCACAACAGCACAGACTTGTAATCGAATATTCCCTTCACATCAATTTAAGACCTGGGTACTGTGTACACACGGTGTTACCTACACTTACCTGAAGGAGTTTCCAAAGCTAAACCCAGATGAGCGAAAGGCAAAAAGACCTTATGATCCGTCAGTTAGGATCGTAATGCAAAATTCGATTATAAAAAGTTTGGCGTATCTTGATAAGGAGTTACCTGTTCCTTTTATGGAGGGGTTGGGTAAATCGCAAGGCAACTTTTTGTTGAACGATTCTACAGCTTGTTTTAATTATTTAAACCAGATAACAAATAAGCCTAATTTATTGGTTGGTTTTGACTATGAAACTAACATGCTATCCCCTTTTGATAAGTCTTCTAAGGTGATTACGTGTGCATTCAGTCATAGATCTGATGAGGGTGTATGTATTCCATTTGGGAATAATAATTGGAGTATGGTTGAGCAGGCTTATGTAGAAGATGCCATGGTTAAATGGTTAGCATCTAGTACTCCAAAGGCTGTGCAGTTTTACGGATTTGAGGCCAATTGGTCTAAAGCAATGTATGGTGAATTTCCAGAGAACATGGTACACGATACCCAGGTTGGATCACATGTATTGAATTGTACAAAAAACACGTCAGCTTTGGACTTTCAGGTGTTCCAGGAGTTCGGGGTAGAGTACAAATCGATTGTGGATAGAAGCAATATTGAGCGAGCTAATTTGAATGATGTAGCTCGGTACAATTGTTTGGATAGTAGGTATACAAGAGAGTTAGCAATTCGCCAGCGTAAACAGATGGTTGATCGTGATTTGATAGCTTTCTTTAATTTTCTCACAGGTACTCAATTAACTCTTTGCGAGATGTCTTTTAATGGTGTATGCATTGACGCAGATAGGTTTAATCATTTATCAGAGTTAGTTACCAGGAGTCATGTAGTATTGCGTAGGACTCTGTTTGAGCATCCCAGTGTACAGCAATTTATAGAGCTTTACGGAGAGTTCAATCCCAATTCAGACTTTCATAAGGCCGTGGTATTGTACGATCTTTTGAAAGTTCCATGTACAGTGTTTACCAAAGGTAGTAGGAGTACTGCAGAACCTACTCTTATCAGCATTTCACAGACTTATTCGAAGAAGGGTTATGTTGGGTTATACATTAAATCCTTGTTGGAATATGTACATATCAATACATTCCTAAAGTTAATCGCGACCTATCGAAGTAGGTTAGATCCTGAGAGTAGGGTGCATTCCTCTTATTATTTGGATATGGCTGAGACTTATAGATCTACAGCAAAAGATCCGAATATGCAGAATGTATCAAAACGTAAGGCTGGTATACGTTCTTTTCGTGGTTGTATGGAGGTTTGTGACGAAGATGAAATACTGCTAGAGGTTGACTATTCAGGTGCCGAGCTATGTGGTTTGGCAATGTTATCAGGCGATACAGTGTTACAAAGTGAGATACTCAATGGTGTTAATCTGCATCGGTTTTGGGCATCACGCTTATATGATATACCAGAGGGTGAAATTACAAAGGATCAAAGGCAGACAGCAAAAAATTCGTTTGTGTTCCCCTCTATTTATGGGGCTGGTTTTGGTAGCATTGCATATGCTATGAATATGAAAATTTCTTCTGTGGAGGCTTTGCAGAATTATTTTTGGAAGCATTATGCTGGTGTAAAAGCATGGCAAAATTCAGTAATATCTGAATACAATAAAACTGGTGGTGTTAGAGGTGCAACTGGGTTCTTTCGTCCTGGTCCCTTATCTACTGAGCAGCAGCTTAATTCTCCTATTCAAGGGACTACGTTTCATTTATTGCTTGATGCCCTTCCAAGAATTCGTGAGATGATTAGAGTACAGCAGATGAAAAGGTGTCGTATAGTTTTACAGGTTCATGACTCAATTTTGTTTAGATGTCTCTTGACTGACGCATCCAAATTGGTTAAATTGGTCACAGCTATAATGATATCAAAAAGATTTCCCTTCCAGAAAGAAGTTCCTTTGAGTGTTGAGTGGGAGTACGGAAAAGACTGGGGTCATATGTCAAGATTCAACCATGATAAATTAATTGCTACGGGAGAATTTTTAAAATGTTAACTCAGAAGTATAGACCAAAAATTTTACAACACGTAATAGGTCAGAGATTAGTTTGTGAAACTCTCCAAGATTTTCTAATTGATCCTTCTAGTCGTAATTCTACATTCCTGTTCCATGGCAAACCCGGCACAGGCAAAACTACTGTCAGTTCTATCGTAGCTAAAGTTTTGTGTCCTGATGATTTTGGTGTAGTGAGGTTCAACGCTGCTAATGATAACGGTGTAGCGGTTATACGTGAAATTTCTAAGGATTTACACGAAGGTTTTATTGGTGACGGATATCGTGTTTACATATTTGAAGAAGCTCACAAACTTACACCTGAAGCTCAACATTGCTTTCTAGATGATTTGGAGTGTATTGACACAGAGGGTGTATATTTCTTTTTGACTACTACTGAGCCAGAAGCTTTATTGCCTACAATAAGATCCAGAGCTACGAGCTTGGAGTTCGGCTCAGTAGATGATATATCGATATTGGAGCGTTTACGGATTATTAAGAAAATTGAAGCTTTTGATAATGCCATAATCACAGATGCTGTATTGAATGAGATTGTTACAACATGTAATGGATCTGTCAGAGATGCTATTAAATTACTAGAGACAGCAGCTTCAATGTCTAGCGATGAAAATGCATTAAGTATAGTTAGATGTGGAGGTGAAGAGGCTCCCGAGTTGGTGGAGCTTTGTAGAATAATCACAAACCCAGCACGTTATAAAGATTACTATGTGGCTATTCAGATAGTTGATAAATCCAAGCAATCTGCAGATGACATGCGTAGATATATTTGTAATTATGTGCATAGAATTGTAGTTAACGCCAAGGGGAACAAAGATACCAATTTGCTTATGTATGGTATTTTGAATGTATTCGGTCAATCAATTCGCTATGAAGGTAAGTACGCACTTACAAAAATGATTTTGGAAACATGTATTGAGCTTTAGGAGATTTAAAAGATGTTGGACAAAAAATTAGTAAAAGGTAGTTCAGAAATCGCTAATGAAATGGATAGCCGAAGGGCAGCGTTGCTGGCTACAATGAGGGGTATTCAAAAAGAGCGTGAGTCTAAAGACGTAGACAAATACTCGTTTCTGAATAAGGTGGTTTTAGACAAGCTAGGCATACAGGAATATGAGGTAGTTGTGGGCAACAATGTGATTAAAGTTTTGCCTGCTGCTGATCCTATAAAGCCCTTTTTTCTGCGAGTGTTTCATCATGCTGAGCAGTATAAGGTAAATCCTAAATTAAAGAATCACTTCCCGGTAGTTCTTTGCAATAAGTCAATGTTTGGTACGGAGTGCCCTATTTGTGAGTATCGTGATAGAGGTGGAATACCTAATGAACTATTCAAAGACTACATGGTTAAGGAACGTGCTTTGATGTTTGTGGTTTCTTACGACAAGAAAATCGATGAGGATCAGGTTTTGTTCTTTAACGCACCAAAAACTATTCCTGAGTTGATGATTGATGAAATGACTAAATCCGATAATGTGTTCAGCATTTCAGATGTGAGTAAAAGTCTGAGCGATATACCTGCAGGAACAATAGATATTTCTGATTTCAAAAACAATCGTATTTTCAAATTTGTGTATACTAAAGGTGAGGGTAAGACTCTTCCCAAATACACTAGTGGACAGATCATGTCATTGCCTTCGCAGTTTACTCATCTGAAAGGTAAGCCTGCGTGGAAAAATATACCAGACTTTTTTGAGGTTCTTAAGAGATCTGAACCAAAAGATATAAGTGCAGCTTGGAGATTGTCTGCTGCATTAAAGGCTTCCTCAGGTGTCGTGCCAGATAATATCATAGATGGGGGTATACCAAGTTTTGATGATGGTGTATCTTTGGGCTTGTCACAAGAGTCTCTAGATTTCTTTGCAGAGCTTGAGAAAACTTCACCATCTCCTGAAACAACCTTTTCAGACAATGAATCAGAATTGGAGTTCGATCCTGAGGATATGGAGTTAATGGATTTAGACATTGCTGATGTTGCTGAAGAAGGTCCAGTAATTTATCAGGAACCAGATGGTTCGTTTACAAATGAGGCAGGAGATCCTGTGGATGAGGACGGTAATTTGCTGCCTGAACCCGAGCCTGAACCCGAGCCTGAGCCTGAGCCTGTAGTGGTCAAAAAGCCTACTACTGTCATCAGGAAAAGGCCTGTAGTAGTCAAGGTTGATCCATCGAAAGAGGCAACCACAGCGACCTCTGTAGCAGAGGTGGCTGCGAAAAAAGCAGAGAGCAAGGATGATGGTGAATATACCATGCTTGGTATTGAGGCCGATTTTGAAAAGGCTATGACTGCTGAGAAAACTAAGGAAGATCCCAAAGCAGTAACTGCTACGCGAAAGACTCCTACTGTCAGAAAAAGAGCTATATAAAGTCATTGCGTGTTTTCCATAGCATGGTGCGGTCATCGGGTATGGTGACCGTACCTATTATTTAATATGAGGTTTTGCATGGATATTAGGTTTATAAATTACATTGAAAGGGCAGCAAATTACGTAGAAAACTTGAATGCCACTAAGAAATTTCATATTGATGGTCCATCATTGTGGAACGAATTGAAGGAGCAGGTAAAACTTGAGAGCGAAATATCTGAACTGAAGGTGGCAGGTAATGATTTTCTGGAAATGTCTAAACGTATGCTGGCTAGGTATGAAAATAAGATACGTTATTCAATACGACAAAATCCTTCACAATTTAAAATAGACAAGGTAACAGACAAAGCTATAGCTGAGGCTGTAGCTGTCTATAAACCTTATCAGGATATGGAAGATGAGCACCATAAACTTGAATCGGTTGTTAATTCAGTTATAGGTGTATTCAATCAATTGCAGACCCGCAAGAGTATGATAAGAGATATGGTTACATTGTATATTCATTCATATTGGCGTGGTGACAACTTGGATGGGGAGAGAGATGCTGTATCAAAATGTATTATGCAGAATATAAGTAGCCGTAGTCTAGCAGTACGTCAAGATCATTGAGGTATAAAATGAAAGCAAAATCTACAGTACGAAAAGTTTATAAGAGGCTAACAAAGAAAAATGAAGCAGATCCAGTACCACTTAAGAAACAAGTCTCAAGTGCTCTGAAGGTTTTGAAAGCATCTACAGCCGAGTTGTCCATGTATGATTTGGAGAAATTGAAAGCAGCTGCAGGAAAACGAGTTAATCCAAACAAAATTGCGACTGACATCAAACGTATTAATCAAGCAGCGACTGCAATGAGTAAATCTCCAGTATATGTATTATGCGGAGATTTTGACGATTCAGCTTTGTGGGTTTCAACAGGTTGTGATGTTCTCAATTTAGATTTATCTGGGAGTGTGTTTGGTGGTTTCCAAGCTGGGAGAGTGGCTCAGATAAGTGGCTTACCATCTTCGTATAAATCAGCATTGGCATACGCAATGATGGCCCTAGGACAAAGCCTAGGGTACTTTGTTTATTTTTGTGATACTGAGGGAACTTACAATTCCGGTATAGCTGCTCAATATGGTTTAGACATTGACAATGAATTGAATTTTCGCGTATCCAACAAAAACACTGGTGTAAATACTATTGAGAAATTTTTTGATGTGTATTTAAAGGGCATTCTAGCTGTACACAGCAAAAGTAATCCTGCTCTAATAGTGCTAGACACTTTAACAGCTTTGGGTAGTGAAATAGGTAAAGATAAACCTCTCAAAGATGTAGCACAGATAGGTATACGTGCCAGACAGATTGCAAGGGGGTTTGAGAATTATGCACATTTACTGGCAGATAATGGGGTTACTTTGATATGTGTTGATCAGGTTAAAGATAGTATGAAACCCAAGAAGCCATATCAACAAAAGCATACGATGTATGTAACAAATGGTGGTCACAGTGTAGGGTTTACTAGTACACAAAAGCTATGGGTAGACAAATCAAGAGATGCCAAAGATGCCAGTGGTAAAGTCATTGGCGTTTGGGTGAAATATGTTGTGACAAAGAATAAAAATATCCCTTGTGATGAGAAAGGTTTGTTTTTTGTTAAGTACGGTACAGGTATCGATAACGTGATGACAAACCTTCTTTACATCAAGAGGTCACAATTGGGTGATGAAAAGATGTTTACTCCTGGTGCTACTTTTAAGTTGTTTGGTAAGGCTGGGACGCTAAAAGCTTTTACTCCGTATATTGTTAGTAATGGTCTTCAGGAAGCTCTTCGTGATATGGTTGAGGCATTGTGGATTCAAAAGCATACCATCGAAGAGGAGGTTGATATTGAGGGAGAGCAAGGAGCAACGGAAGAATGAGTGGTATGAAAAAAGAAAATATACCGAATCTAAGCTCTTTTTATGTTCTTGGTATCGATCCTTCGTTGAATGGTCTGGCTGCTGTTTTACGAAAAACTACATATAAAGATGGGTCATTGAGCAGTGAAATCATATCTAACTTTGTCATCACCAATAAACCTAGCTGGTTTGCTGATATAGATTTAAAAACCCTGAACGGTGAAACGTGTTCTTATTTACTTAAGACTAAATCTAAGACTGAATATGCTACGAACTATGATATGTTCAGAGTGAGATCCATCCTTTGGGCTTTTAAAGATTGGATCACAAAGGTACTCCCAAGTACGAGCTACAAATATGATGATAGATTTGTTGCCATAGAGGGTTACTCCATGGGAAAACAAAAGACCCGTAGCTTGTTTCAGCTTGGTGAGCTTGGTGGTGTACTAAGGCAGTACTGTTTAAGCCTTGGTTATCAAGTGCGTGTCTACCCTCCTAAATTATTGAAGCTGTTTTCCACAGGGAAGGGAGATGCGACTAAGCGTAGTATGCGGGAAGCTGCAGAGTCCTGGGGTTACATCATGCCTGAATCCTTATATAAGGATGCTAGTAAGGTGCGAAAGAAGCCTATTGTGATTGATGATGAATTATTTAAGCACGATATTGAGGGTCCAGGTACTGACTTGAATGATGCTTATTTAATCTCCGAGATGTTATCTACTGAAGTGTTATCTAAGTTGAAGTTATTGGACAGGGGTAAGTTGCAGTTATTTGAGTATACTGCTCTGTATGAGACATCTAAGACTCATTCTGTGGCAGTTATGGATCAGTTATTCATAAAGCGTAGAAATGCCGGTACTGAGAATATTATGGAAGATACTGCTGAGGAATTGGTGGAGGTTGTTCAATGTATTTGAAATCACTCAGATTGACCAACTTTGAGATACACAGAGATACCACCGTAGAGTTTTCTCCCAATTTGACATATCTTTGTGGTAATTGTGACACGGGTAAATCATCCATAATTAGAGGTCTTCTGTTACTTTTGACCAATACTCCTGATAGGGGTGCTGACTATGTTACTTTGGGACAGGACTTCAGTTCCGTAGTTGGCGTTTTTGTTGATAAGGATAACACGGAAGTCACAGTTACCAGGAAGCGGGAGAATGATAGAAATTACTATGTGCTGGAGATTCCTGGGAAGGAAACCTTGGAGTATGTTGGGGTAACACAGATACCTGATACCATAGCCGAGGTGTTCAATCTGGATGATACAATCCAAGAGCAGTTTGAGGATCACTACTTGATATTCTCTTCGCATGGTAAAGTTGGCAAGGTGTTTCGAAAGGCTGTAGGACTGGAACCAGTTGATAAACTTAATACAGAATTAAAAAACACATTAGATAATACACGCAAATCGTTGGGAGTGTGTGAGCTTGCACAAACAAATTATAATATTCAGTTAGATGATTTAGCTGGGATGGATCTTGATGGGTTAGAGAGTGATTTGAATATTATTGGGAGTGATTTGCATAAGTTGGAAGCTCTTAACTATGCTGTGTTGGAGTTGACTACTCTAATAAATGATTGCAGCAGGGTTGAACTAGAAATCGAACGATTGTCAAAATCACCTAGTTTTGAATATGTTCGTGATCTCTTAGAGGATTCTTTTGTTGAATATCAAGACTCTCAGAAGCTTCTTCGGGAACTTAGTACGTCTATCTTGGATTTAAAGAAGATCGAGGACTATTTGGGGTACATTCACATTGTGGAAGTCCCAGATATGTCAGTTGAGTTTGATAGATTGAATGTCCTAAAATCCGAAATAGTTAACATACGAACATTAATAAAAGATCTTGACACTAATAGTGCGAATATAATAAACTTAACTAATAGTCTTAACCAACTTGCTTCAGATTGTGCTGAGATTGAAGCTCAACTGCAGGGCACTACCTGTGAGAAGTGTGGCACAATCTTGACAGATCAAGCATTACAGCATTATTTAGGATCACTATGAAAATAGCATTAATAGGCGATATGCATCTCAGTAATAAAATGCCTGTTAACAGGATCGATTCTGATTATCTGGCAACTTGTATTGGTAAGCTTAAATTCTGTGTAGACATGGCAAGGGATAAAGATTGCAGTATCATCTTGCAGGCTGGAGATCTTACAGAAAACCCATTTGCCAGTTATCGAGTTACAGCTTCAATAATTGATGCTATAGGTGATTCTCAGCTTAATTGTGTATATGGTCAGCATGATATCATTGGTCATTCAGCAGGTAGTGTTGAGGTGTGTCCTCTGGCCGTGCTGATGGCCTCAGGGTGCGTAAACTTGCTAGGTGCCACTGGTACAGTCATACAAGACAAAGTCAGGCTGTATGGGGCTTCCTACGGCATTTCTATCCCAGAACTTCCAACCGATTCAGATCATTACATTAATATCTTAGTGATGCATGCCAGTGTGGGGATCAACAAAGTCAGTGAGCATATTGCAGTCAGCCATCCCTCAGAATTTCAAAAGAGAGTGAGTGCTTATGACTATGTATTAGTTGGTGATTTTCATTATGGATTTGTATACCAGCAGGATAATCTGTGTGAGTTGCTTAGTTCCGGTAATACAGCATTTCGGTTTTCAGGGAAGTCAACTCCAATTATTAATATGGGATGCTTACTGCGTAGAAATAAAACTGATATTGTTCAGAATTTGATACCTAATATGGGTGTTTTAGATATTGAGAATAAAACCCTGGAAATTTACGAAGTGCCACATAAACCAATTGAGGAAATTTTTAATCTGGCATCGTTTGATGAGACTAACAGAACCGACATACAAACTATCACCCAGAAGATATTGGACATAACACATGATTGGCAATCACACGAGGGACTAAAGCCTCAGTTGCTTCGAATATTAGATGCTTGTGAATGCAATCAAAACACACGTAATATAATTGAGACTGCTATTGTAAAGATCGGAGGCATTTAATGAGTGATTTAAAAACAAGGTTTAGTGCATTGAAGGACAAATCTCTAAGGGACTCACAGGCTAAATCAAGGGCCGAAGGCACTAGGGATACCCTGATACAGACCTTGCTAGCGAAACACGGTGTAGACTCTGTGGATGCTGCTCAGAAGCTTCTAGCCAGTCTTATGAAGGAATACAAGGACTTAGAGTTGAGTATCACAACAGCACTAACAGATTTAGAGAATTCTTTTGAGAGTCCTGAGGTTGCTAATGGATAGTTTGGAAGTACGCTATGATGCTTTGGTAGATAGCTATAACTCTCTGAGAGCTTCTCAGAAGAACCTACTTAGATCATTAGGGGATACCCAAAATGATATTGTCAGATTAAAGCAAGACACAGAAGACTGTGTATTAGCCGTGCAACTGGTTACGAGCTTCATTGATCAACTGAACCAGGATATGCTGGCTGAGGTATCCAGGCTTGTTACAGGTGGGTTAAAACACGTATTTGGGGAGACATATACTTTCAGATGTACATCTCGTATCTTGAGGAATCAGGTGGAACTTGAGATGTATGTTGGTAAGGAAGGTATCGAGCGTGACGTAAAATCGGCTTGCTACAGTGGTGGTGTGGCTGATGTTGTGTCATTGTTATTAAGGATATTGGTATGGGCTTTCACACATGATAAGGGTAGGCCTTTGTTCATACTTGATGAGCCGGGACGAAATATCGATAACGAGAAACAATCCATGTTTGGTCAGTTCCTAAAAACACTATCACATGATATGAGTTTGCAAATCATCGTTGTGTCACATTTTCAATGTGTAGCACAATTTGGTGATTTGGGCTATACAGTTAGTCGCCCAGGTAAATATTCTTTAATTGAGAAGGTACAAGAGTAATGGAATGCAAATATTGTAATGCTGTATATAGTAGTAGCAGAAAATCAAAACTTAAATTACCAAGTATTGTCC